CTGTCCGATGCTGTACACAGAATGGCATCCGAGGTGGATCAGCGACAGTACACTTCCCCATCTGGCACCAAGAAATAGAGGACATCATCGTCCTCAAGAACAACAAAGGAACTGAGGACAACCGTGTTCGTAAACTTGATTACTCAATCCAGATCTCTAAACTTTTCTACGAGAGATTCATCACCAACGGGACCATTACTCTCTTTAGTCCTCACGATGTTCCTGGGCTTTATGATGCTTTCGGCACTCCTAAGTTTGATGAACTTTATGTACGATACGAAGCAGATGAGACGGTCCCAAGAAAAACCGTTGGTGCTCAAGAACTGATCCTTGATCTTCTCAAGGAACGTGCTGAGACTGGTCGTTTGTATCTGATGAACATCGACCACTGTAACTCACACTCTTCCTTCAAGGACAAGGTGAACATGTCGAACCTGTGTCAGGAGATCACTCTCCCCACAGATCCTATTAACCACATTGATGATGCGGATGCTGAGATTGCTCTGTGTATTCTCTCTGCTGTTAACGTAGGTAAGATCAACCAGACTGATGAACTGGAAGAACTCTGCGACCTGGCAGTCCGTGGTCTAGAGGAACTGATTGATTATCAGGAGTACCCTGTTGCTGCTGCTAAGCGTTCCACCTTGGCACGTCGCTCTCTGGGCATTGGTTACATCGGATTGGCACACTACTTGGCTAAGCATAAGGTCAAGTACAATGAGCAGGCAGCATATGATCTAGTTCATAAACTGACTGAGGGATTCCAATACTTCCTCCTGAAAGCTTCTAATCAAATTGCTAAGGAGAAAGGTGCTTGCCATTTGTTTGAAAGGACAAAGTATGCTGATGGAATTCTTCCCATTGATACATATAAGAAGGAAGTTGATCAGATCGTAACGCCCGAATACCTCTATGATTGGGAAGGTCTTAGAACATCTATCATGGAGCACGGTCTCCGACACAGCACACTGTCCGCACAGATGCCTTCAGAAAGCAGTTCCGTTGTGTCAAACGCAACCAATGGAATCGAGCCTCCTAGAGACTTCCTGTCCATTAAGAAGAGTAAGAAGGGACCCCTTAAGCAGATTGTTCCGCAGTATGGTACACTAAAGAACCACTACACACTTCTCTGGGACATGCCTTCTAACGAGGGATACATCAAAGTCACCGCAGTTATTCAAAAGTTCTTTGACCAAGCCATCTCTGGTAACTGGTCCTACAATCCAGAGAACTATCCCGACAATGAGATCCCAGTGTCTGTCATGGCACAGGATTTCCTCACTACATACAAATACGGTTGGAAGACCTCATACTATCAAAACACATACGACAATAAGAAAGATGCTGACGAAGTAGAAACTAAACGAAGCGAACTCGAATCTCTCATCTCTGAGATTGAGTCTGCTGATGATGATTGTGAGTCCTGTAAGATCTAGTAACGAATGGAATTTATCAAGAGTACAAATAAGAAGCCCGAGGGCATGACGGTATTCAACACTGCTCATGTTGATACCAAAAAACAAAAGATGTTCTTTGGAGCACCCTTGGGTATCCAACGATATGATTCTTACAAGTACCCTATCTTCGAGAAGCTGAGTCAGCAGCAACTCGGATACTTCTGGAGACCTGAAGAGGTCTCCCTCCAGAAGGATAGATCTGACTATCAACTGCTCACTAAGGAGCAGAAGCATATCTTTACTAGCAACCTGAAGTATCAGGTCATGTTGGACTCTGTTCAGGGTCGTGGTCCTGGTATGGCTTTTATTCCATACTGTTCTCTCCCCGAACTGGAGTCTGCCATGCTTGCGTGGGAGTTCTTTGAGATGATTCACTCCCGTTCGTATACCTACATCATCAAGAACGTCTACAGCGATCCTTCGGATGTGTTCGACACGATCCTAGATGACGAAAAGATCACAAACCGTGCCGCTACGGTTACCCAAGCCTATAATGAGCTCATCAATGCTGCTCAGATGTATGGCACAAGCAACGATTGGATCTATGCCCAAGAGGACATCGACTATGCCAAAGGAAACCTCTACGAACTCAAGCGGAAACTCTACCGCGCAATGGTCAACGTCAACATTCTTGAAGGAATTAGGTTCTATGTCTCCTTTGCTTGCTCGTTTGCGTTTGGTGAACTCAAGCTTATGGAAGGATCCGCTAAAATTATCTCTCTCATCGCACGAGACGAAAACCAGCATCTTGTCCTTACTCAGAACATCATCAAGAACTGGCATCAAGGGGATGACCCAGACATGGTTCGGATCGCTGAGGAAGAAAGGGAAAATGTAATCCAGATGTTCAAGGATGCTGTTGATGAAGAGCGTTCCTGGGCAGAGTATCTGTTCAAGGATGGATCGATGATCGGTCTCAACGCTAAACTTCTTACTCAGTATGTTGAGTGGACTGCTAACCGCAGGATGAAAGCATTGGGACTTGATCCTATCTATGACATCCCTGCCAAGAACAACCCACTACCTTGGACACAATACTGGCTCAACTCTAAGGGTCAGCAAAACGCACCACAAGAAACGGAGATTGAATCCTATGTCATTGGAGGAATCAAGCAAGACATCGAAGCAGATACCTTCGCAGGATTCTCACTCTGATTGGACGTATGAGTACCTGACCATGAGGGGAACTAAACTCTCCTCACGGCAGGCTCGTATCCTCATTGAGGGTCCAAAGAATCTGAAGGATGCGTGGTGCCTAGGAGCAATGTATTATGATTGGAAAAGGAAAAGAGGATCAGTACATTCGTGAGTATTGGTTCAAGGATGATTTATCTGACAGTTTAATTCAACTCTACAAGGATGCCGAGTCTGCTGGGCTAACAGTGCCTGGTAGGGTCGGCACTTTTGATGGGAATGAAATTAAACCAGAGTATAAAAAGAGCACCGAGATATCTTTTGAGGATGTGTGGCAGGGGCAGATTGGTCCAGACGTGTGGGGAGCCCGCAAGTACATGGACTTTATCACCGAATGCTACATTGATTGGTGGACACATTTTGAACTGCCCCCTCCCATTGGCGTAAAGATCCTTCCTCAGATACAATACTATCAACCAGGGGAAGGATACTTCCACCCTCACATCGATGCTGAGGGACCAGTGAAGTCTAGAGTCCTGGTGTACATCACTTATCTAAATGATGTACCTGATGGGGGAACTGTCATGATCAACAATGAGTATGTTATCCCAGCAGAGAAAGGTAAGACTGTTATCTTTCCCGCTGGCATTACTCATAAGCACGCAGGACAGATCTCTCAGACCCATGAAAAGTACATCTGTACAGGTTGGGTCGAATGGCTAGTGTAAATTGTATCAACGTATACAATAACACCTTGCTATATATTAATGCGTTCAACCCCTAGGGGTCGCAAGTAAGTCGCGGAACGGAACGTTCATCCTATGTTATCATTAGCACTCATCTTTTTTAGCCATGTTCCATCTGAGCAATATCTCAGGTGTGAAGACTATGAATGGTTGAAGCAAGGATTGGAAGAGACAACTCTCTTCTCTCCTTTTGAGAAAGCTGATATCCTCATTCACTGGATGGAGCATACTGACCCAGCATGTTTCCTGCCAGAAGCATAGGACGCAAACGACTGAAGGAACGGGAGTTAACTCACCCTAGTATTTCAGGAGTAATTTAATGCCTAACACACTTACCCTTATTAAAAAGCAGATCGAAAAGGCTAACGCCCTTCACGACGCTCAAATCTCTCACACCGCATATCGTGGTGTAAAGTTTGAGTGTAAGCACGGCGTTGCTGACGAAGTACACGGTACATTCTGCTATCGCGGTCACACTTATAACAAGTGATATGGAGTATCGCTATCATTCAGACGATTTAGATAGCGACAGCAGACCACCGTCATGTTACCAACTTAAATATAGGGGGTGTACATATTGGTCTTGCTATAAAATTCACCTGCGAGAATATTTTGAGCAGTTGCTTACTGTTCAACCTATACTTAATAGAAAACATTAAAAAGTCATCCCCGCTACATATAGTAGTCGGGGATTTTTTTATGGAAAAGAGACGCCTAAAGGAACTCGTACAAGAACTTGAAGAGTTACTGGCTGAGTTAAAAGTAGAAGTCTACGCTGACAAAGACGCCTACAAACTTGACTCAGGTTACACATACGAGTATGATGATGACGGATACCCAGATTAGTTATGAAAACCCCTGGCAATTTAACGGCTCCGATTTTAACGGGGATGGTATTGGGGACAACTTTGGCTTTGTTTACCGTATTACCAATCTCGCCAACGGACGTGCGTACATTGGGCGAAAGTATTTTTGGTCGTTCAGAAAGCCAAAAGGTAAATCTAGAAAAGTAAAGTCTGAATCAGACTGGCGAAAGTATTACGGATCATCTGATGAACTTAAAGATGATGTCAAACTGTACGGTAAACCCAACTTTCGTCGTGAAATACTGAGCCTACACACTACGAAGGGTCAGTGTAACTATGAGGAAACCAGACAATTGTTCATAAATAATGTGTTAACTGAAGCAACTGACGACAACACACCTCGGTATTACAACAGCAATATACTAGGACGCTACATGCGAAAGGACTATTTCAAAACTGGCCACTAGGGCACTTGACTTCCCGACAGGTGCCCTGCTATAATTACTAAGTTCAGACAGGACACCCACGATGATCGATTACGATTTCATTCAAGTTGAAGATTCTCTTGGCAACGAAGATCTTATCGATCTAATCCATACTCTTGTCTCCGACGGAGACATTGAGACTGCCACTTCTCTGTACAATGAGAGTGGTATGCGTGAGTTGATGAGGGCATAAGCCCTTTTCTTGGGCACGTAGCATAATGGATAATGCCCCCGCCTTCTAAGCGGTAGATTGCTGGTTCGACCCCAGCCGTGCCTGTTGTCTTTTCTTTATCATGACTGACCGTTCTCTCTATACTCACGGCGGACTTCCACGGACATCCATCAATCTTCTACGCTTCATATCAGAACTAGAAGGATGTTACCAGTTCACAAAGTATATGGCATTTGATGAAGATCATGCTATAATAGATGAGATGAAGCAAAGGTATTACAAACTTTACTTCAAGACAGTCAAAGAAGAAAAGGCGTCCGCTATTCGCGAATAGCGAATACATTCCTCCTTAGCACAGCGGTAGTTGCGTCTGACTGTTAATCAGAATGTCCCTGGTTCGATCCCAGGAGGGGGAGTCGGGAGATTAGCTCAGAGGTAGAGCACCTCGTT